ACAGTAGCATTATTGTGAGGTGATTGTGTAAGTGCAAATACAACACCATCTTCATCAATATGATCACCAATAAATACGTTACCTTCAGAACCACGATTGACAATAATACCTGAGTCAGTAGCAGGAGTTCCTGTTAGATTTGCAGAAACTACAATAAAGTTATCATCAATTGTTGCTGTACCTACGCCTAAATCGACCTGAGAACCAACAACAATTAAGTTACCTTGAACTACAACATTTTGTTGAAATATTTTATTAGTGGTAAATTCCTGGGAACCAGAATGAATAGCGGTAATGTTGTCTTGCAAAACATCTAAGTTTGCGTTAAGTAAAGTATAAGTAGCATAGTCGTTAGCACGAGCTAAAAAGTAGGTAGCCGAAACATTAGCTTTAGTATCTAAATTAGTGTTAGCAAAAGTACCAAAGGCAACAGCATTTGCAATTACTGCTGCAACGTTTGTTGACGATGCGTCTAAATTAGAATTAAGTCGAGACTCAGCCGCAACTACATTAGCCTCAGCTAAAACAACATTATCCTGAACAAGATTAATAGAGTTTAAATTTACTGTGACATTATCTTGAACAATATCTAAATTGGCATTAAGCCTAGCTTCACCAGCCGCTACGTTAGCGTTAGCATCCATTAAGTCAAGAGTAATCGTACCTGTTTGAAAATGCCTAGCCTGAATAGCCGCATTTTGCATCTTTTCAGCTGAGATTACATTTGATCCAATTGATGCTGTTGTAATACGGGTTAATGCCATTTATACATCCTTACTTAGAGTCTTCTTCCTCTAATTCGGCAAAAAACTCTGCTAAAAAGTCTTTTTGTTCAAGAGGTTTTTCATTTTCAAACTCATCGTCATTAAAAAATTCTTTAATAAAGTCTTCAATCTGTTGATCTACCGATGGAGGTGTTATTAGATCGTCATAGTCTTCATTAACACATGCACACTTTACAAAAGTTTTAATCCAGTCAATATTTTCATCAGAATTATGTTCAATATCACCTAAAAACCATTTTACTTCAGAAGCTCTAACTACTCCATTAAATTCTTCATAGTAAACGTCAGTTATATCACCTTTAACCATTTCTAGAATTTTAGATTCTTTTTCTCCAATAATATCTATCGGATATGAGCGAGTAATTAAAGGGGATGACTTACCCTTAGATAATTCACGATACTCACAGTATACTGTTTTAGCATCGTTTTCATCAATATGAAATTTGTAGTATTCCATTTTATTTTCCTTTATGTTTTAATTATATAGTTAACAACAGAGGTCGGAACCGTAATTGCATGAGTATGTGCTGCTTGAGATACACTAGTAACTATGTCAATCTGTGTAGTATCTTTAGTTCCAGATCCGAGTGTATCGTTTCTAGTGGCTGTACCAAGAGTTAAATCACCGGAACCACTAGAAGTAGTAGTTAAACCAGAAGAAGCACTCATAGATCCTGTCTGTGTTCCGAGTGTACTATTATTAGTTCCTTTGCCTAAAGGCAGCCTATCTCTAAAATCAGGAAGATTAAATGTTGATGATCCGTCTCCAACCCCATAACTAGTACCCGCTACTGCGAATAAAGCAGAATATGTAGTTCTAGAGACAGCGGTTCCATCACATAATAGATAACCAGAAGGAGCAGAAGACCCACTCCATGCTATAACAGATCCCGCAGGAACTACTGGAACAGGCTGAGTTTGAGCACCTTGAATAGCAGACTGTAAAGCAAGGTTAGAAGTGACTGGAATATAATCAGACGCCTGGTTGATTACTTTAAGACCTGAAAGAACTCCAGTACCTCCATCAACATGTACAATAGCTACGTTTGCTGATGTATTACGAGTACTAAGTCCAATAGAAGTATCAGACCCAGAAGTTGATGATATTTTAAGAGTTGCAGCAGCGCCTACACCGCCATCACCCGTACCAGTTGTAAAATCAACCTTAGAAAGCAATACGTTGCCATTTTTAATCTTATCAGAAGTTATAGAGGTGGCAGAAATCATGGTATTAGTGATCGAACCGTTTGTAGGAGGTATACCCACATCAATGAAATCAGCCATCGTGCCATTATTGGCTACGTTTAAATATAGTCTTGCATTACCGGATAAAGCTCCAGAAGCAGACACTGTAGCAACTAATTCACCTATCTCATAACTTGCTACATTTCCTGTTAAGGCGGCAATACCGTTTTCAACTCTATTACCAATACCTACACGAGTGAAGTTACCGCCTACAGGAGATGATTTAACATGTACAGAATCAGAAATATAAAGCGCATTTGTTGTCTCACTTCTGAATAACATACCGTCTTGTTCACCAGTAGCTACTCCCGCAATGGTTATATTTTGTCCCGAAGGAATTGCTGTAGATTTAAAGTTGCTCAACAACGAGCGTAAAGACGTATTAAAGTTCGTCCTTGAGTTATTTAGTGAGGTTCCAGCAGTTGGTTCAACATAGGTGTTTGAGTCAACAGTTGCCATTAAGTTATACTCCTATTGCCGTTACTTGTACTTGTATGCTTTGATCTATAGGTGCCAAGGTACCATTCTCAATATCATACAGTCTAAAAGCAACGCTGTCTTTTGTACCTGAAGTAACTACCGCTGTCTGTGCAGTAGCTGTGTCTATTGCCTGTATTGTAACGATGGGGCGATTTTGAAATTCAATTGATGAATAATCAACTGTTTTCGGATTTCCATCATAAGTCACAGTATCTTCAAAGATGGATTGTTCTTTTTCTATAGTATACCTAAACTTATCGATTGTAAAGTCAAATTCATCTGGCTTTGAATTGTTAACAATAAATTTTATTTGGAAGTGTCTGAAGGTTCTGGTTCCAGCCTCGTAAGGTATAAACCCTTCATTTACGCTTGAGCCCGCAAATGCCGATACATTTACATTGCCGTTAGCATAATTCACAGAGTCTTCTGAAGAAGTTCTAATGAATGTTTGAGTAGTTAAAGAACCAATTGATCCTACATAAGTACCAACACCGCCTGGATCGCCCCATTGATTTAAATCAACTAAGAAATAAGAACTTCCTGCAACGGATAAGTTAGCCATAGTATTACCACCAGTTGATACCCCGTTTGCAAAATATGTTTCTCCTAGTGCGATTGTGTCGGCATCAATTGTTCCTGCTATAAGAGCAAATACGTTTGCATTTGAAGTATCGTTTGTAAAGTTTCCATGCATATGAATAGCATATACGTTACCAAAACTACCACCGCTCATCATAGTTTCGTTATTAGCGTCATATCTGAAATTAAGAGAAGTACTATTAGCAAAGCCAAGAATATGACCTATCCCTCCAAAACTAGAATCTTTAAGAGTTCCTGCAGAAGTTGCTTCTGTAACACTTTCAGTAATATGTTCATGTTGATCGTTCCAGCTAGTTTCCACTGACTGAGTACCCTCAATATCTATTAAGATTGACCCGTTCACCACAGACCCAAAATCTCTAACTTGTGTAATATAAGTAGCAGTTGAGTCTGCTAAAATATCTGTAACCGCACCCCCAACAGCTGAAAATCCTTGAGAAGATCCATTAGCGTTATCTACTAGCGAAGTGTATGCAAAAGCAATACCTCCTGTATTAGAATTAGCAAATGAAGGAAAATTAAACTCTGTAGCATTAGTATTAGTGATATCGGTAAAATTCTCACCTGGATTATCTTCATTAAATGCAGCTACAACAGTTGAGCGCGAGGGTCTTGTAGTAGTAAGAGTAATAGCAACTACATCATCAGAAAAATTACCGCTAGTATCTCTAGTTCTAGCTAAATAAGTAAATTGTCCAAAAATATCAATTGGGATTGATTTTCTAGTAACACCAGCAGCAACACTTACAAAAGGAACCGCCGCAATGAAATTTTCTATAGTTGCAGCATGAGTTCCTTGTAACCTTCTAACAACAACTTCTTTCAAATCTAGATCGGAAAGTTCATCATTAGTTCTAGCATATTCCCAAAATAGAGAAATCTGATCGCTTTGTTGTCCCCCAGTGAAATTAAACACATTCTCTGGTTTAGCACTTTTTCCTACAATTGATTTAGTTATAGTTCGTGTAACACCGCGTATATTCTTATTTAAAGGAGTAACTCTAAAAGTTAAAATATTTGATTCTGCAGTAGCTCCTCTGTTAATACCGCTGACAGTGAATCTTATCTTACCATCACCCTCAACACCTGCAGCAGATACTTTTGCAGTATTAAAAGACAATAAGTCCGTACCGCCATCATCACTTCCTACAGCACCTATATTATCAAGTTTATAGGAAATTTCATAGTCTGTTACATCTTGACCCTCAATATGGTCAAAAAATAAAGTTGCTCTAACAGCGACCCCAGAGTTTTGCTCTCTATAAAGTGACTCAGTAATACCAACTCCAGTCACTCTACGTATAGGTAACGAACTAATGATGACGTTCTTTTCAACAAAAGGACTAGTCCTTTGTCTGTTGTTAATATTTCTAGCTCTAACGGAAACTATTCCAGGACTGACATCGGTAATTCTTTGGTCTTCAGCAATAAATACTCTCTCATAATCAGAGCTTATTAAAAGATCATACACACCATTGTTAGCTAATCTAAAATTACCAGGATAGGTTGCTTCGTCATAGTCTAAGGTACAAGTATTTGAAGACACATTATTGATAATTCCTGTAGGATTTGGGGATATGTTTGTAAGCATTACTCCAGTTAAGTTACTAGTAGGGGTACTTCCAAATTCTACTCTATAAACAGAATTAGAAGTTAGTGCTGCATTATAGCTTGCAGAAGCGGGATCATAGCTTGTATTAATAATAGGGAATGTTTGTCCGGCACTAGTCTGAACATTATCACCCACCTCAAGTGCTGGGACAGTATAGTGATCTATTTCAACAACATAAGAAGTATCCCCGCTTTGTACCTGATATTCAACATTATCTCTTAACGTAGTGTTTTTATTAAAGGTAAACTGACCAGAAGACTTTTCAATCCCGTCTACATAAAACTTTATAAAATTTTTATTCCGTACTCTAACAGGTAAATCTATAAACTGAGAAACTCCTGATGAAGCGGTTATAGTATTTTGAATTCTAATCTCTTTTTGAGTGCCGCTTACGTAAAAGGAATTATTCGCGTAAAAACGAGCATCTAAAAGTTGATTAATAGTTATATAAAAAGGTGCAGGTGGTAGTTGCTCTGTTAAGAAAGAAGTTCCTGCTAAACTATTTTCGATATCTAAGGTATCACTGGTTTTATCAAAAGTTACAATATTTGCAGAAAAATTAACTAAATCAGTGGCAAATCCAATAAAGTTTTTCTCACTATTAATTGTTGCTTTTTCTTTGAGCGGTACAGTAACATAATCTAATCCTTTAAGTCCTAGAAAAGCACCGTCATTTACCTCTAGCACATGTTTTGCAAAATTTAGATCGTGAGTTACGTTTAATCCTTCAACTACTAGTCTTACATTACTCGTACCATCTCCGTTGTCTACAGTTGAATAAGCATTACATAAAAGTTTAATTTCACCAGCAAAACTTTGGAATCCATTTTTTCCTACAAGCACTGCTTGAGTAGATCCATCAGTTAATACGCTTGCATTATCTACTGTTAAATTAAGAACACTTTGATGAGAGTTATTAACTAGAGTGCTACCTTCGGGAACTGCAACAAAATATTCAGTTTTAAAAGTTTGCTGATAACCAAGACGATCAGTTTGACTATTTAAAAGGATATCATAAACTATAGAACCATCTAATCTTCGTCTAGGACTCGATACTAGAGAAAAGCTTGGAGTTGGAGGAGCGCTAAAACCACTTTCGATATCAATATATGCTGTAGGAGTATAGTCTATAAAAGTATCTGAATCAGTATAAACATTAGATATATACTCTTTAGCGACCAGATTAACTTCTTCTGATTCAGTTTCTCTTTCAATATTAGAGATTGTGAATAGTTTACCTGCTTTATTAGTGTAGAAATTACCTGGATTTTCCCACTCACCGATACTCCACAAATCCCCTTTTTTGGGGACGTTATTAGAAGTAAAAGTTGTATAAGAATCTATTGATTTTGTAATAGGATTATATCGTCCAGTAACAGTAACATTTGCTTGATCAAAACCTAGAGATATATTATCTGTTGCAGATAAAACAAAGTTAGTATTACTTAAGATATATAAATCTACTCTATCATCATCGGTTGAAATCACTCTAAGAGCTAGAGGACCAGAATTTGCGGTAAAGTCAGTACTTCTTAAACTTGGGTTAGTAAAGTGCTCTAGTAATACATTAGACTTATTAGAATCAGTTGAAGAATCTGCTAATACTTTACCACCAAAACCATAATTGATTCCAGTTAAATTCTGTGAGACAGAGATGATATCACCAGGAGATAAGCTTAAAGCTTCAGTAGACGTAGTGAAAGCAAGTACTCTTCTAAGATATTTTGAAGCAGCAATCTGATATTGAGCAAAACGCAAAGCTTGACTTCTACGGGTTACTCCTGCTAAGTCAAGTGATATAACATTTTCAATGGTGCTTCTATCACTTCCGTCATTAGCATCTTGAGCATCGACACGAACTACTTCTCTTTTATAGTGGTTAGTAGGTTCGATATAGCTTATATCTACTCCTGTAATTAAGTCGCTTTCTCTTCCTCCGCTTACCTGAAAAGTTCCTTGTTTAATATTAGTTTCATTGAAAACCATGACAGGTAGTTGATCGGGTAAATCAACAGCTAAAGAAATTTTCCCAAATGAGTGAACAATAGTACCTCTAAAAGAGGCAGCAAGAGAATTAAGCACTTCTATAGTTGGTTGTTGATCAGAAATTATACTATCACAGATAAATCGTCTTTCTAAAACGCTAGTACCTGCGGGAATTCCGACTAAAGTATCTCGCACCGAGGTAAACTGATCTTTTGGTTTATGTCTAAACGACCCATCTGCCTGACCAGCCACGCCTATAAAACGTCCTGTAACAGCATCACATGCATCACAATATTGTGCAACCTGGTAAAATTTATATTTATCAATATTATCTTCTGGTATACCTAACCCATAAGAAGTATTTGTAAGAATATCATAAATAATCCAAACAGGATTCTGGCTCCAAGAGTAAACAAAAGTACCATCCCACGTACCTACGTATAATTGAGGATTAGCGTGAGTTTTAATTGTAGAAGAGCTACCACCACAAAAAATACCGGCTTGAACAGTCCAATCTGGAGAAGTTAGCGTGGTTGATAATACGTAAGAATCCCCATTATCGATAACAATAGGAGAAGTAGGTCCTGCAGAAACTGTTTGTATAATATTACTATTATAAGAGTCAGTTCCTAAATGAAACTGCCCATAGGACCAACCATTAGAAGGGGCAGTTAAGTTAATACGTACTACGTCACCAGCAGTTAAGGATAAAGTGCCTTTTTTATTTTTTGCAGTATTTGCTCCGCTCAAAGATTCAGTTTTAAGAAGTGACCCATTCACATAAATTTGTACGGTGCCAGTTAAGCTAGCATTCTGCACGTAGTAAGTAAATAAGTAGTTATAAGTGCCTGTATGATTTACTTTAAAGTTTCCATCAAATCTACCTTCAGCACCGTTATCTCCCCATCGAATAACTGAAAAAATCCTACCACCAGTGTTTATGGAAGGATTAGGAGATGTATAAGGTGCTGGAAGATTTGTTCTTCTGCAAATACTAGTAGTGATGTTTAAATTAGAAGCTGTAGCCTTTTTTTCGACAGTAGTAGAACCTGTACCAGTGGTGTTTAAACCTACCTCAACTTTACAATCTGGGTCTGAGTTTGAGTTAGTAATTGTAAGAGTATAAGGATTACTTCCTGTTACCGTTACGTCAATACCTAATCCAAACAGGTTTGTTGTAGTTCCTGTTCCTGAGACTTGTTGATAAATAACACCTGCGATTTGCAACTGATATCCATTAGTTGTATAACCATAAATTCCTGACTCTGGTAACTCTAATTCTCTCCAATCTATCTGACCATCAGTTAAAACAGGCTGATTATAATTAGAAGGAACTTTAATTAAAAGTCCTTTGACTAGAGAACTCATCTGAGGCACGCCACCTTGATGCTCGTTTACAGCTTTTAGAGCATAACCAACCAGACCAGTGCGAGGAAAAGTTTGGGGAGTATTTTCAACCTCAAACCAACCAACCGCTTGAACTTGTGCTTGAACTTTAGAATCGTTAGACTCATCGGAAGTCTTTTCAACTGTAAATCTATACCCATCATCAGATCTATTAATTTCTGGTATTTCAAAGTTTACAATTCTTTTATAAGGAGTAGTGGTTTTACCCTTAATCTCAACCTCTTTACTTCCAATTTCTGTAGCTCCAGTGCTATCAAAAAAAGTAACCTTTACTTTTACAGAGTGTGGTTTTACATTACCTCTATCATCTTGCTTCTGTAACACTTGAACCATAAGAATGACGTTTATTTCATCCCAAGCCCTAGCACTAGTTTCTTGTAAAAACACCCTAGCTTGAGGAATACCGCTGATATTGCCTTTTTTGAGAGTAACTGGTGATGCAAACTGTTGAGGAACTACCGTTTGTTGACCAAACTTTTTGAGAACTGCCTGATTTATTGTACCTGTGCGTGATAAAGTTTTGAAAAAGTCTGTATTTTCTCCGCCATCTCCATCTATGTTCAATAAGTCGTTAATAGAGTTTTCACTAATTTCTATGTCTTGTGGGCCATTAGGGTTAATTCGGTATAGAGGTCCTTCTCCAAGCGCAGTCAAAAGAAATAAAATATCTGTTGAGAAAAGGCTATTAGGCTCCTCTGAAGGACTACCCCCGCCACCTCCGCCTCCAAAAGCTCCTTTAATTACAGGAACTTTAACGTTATTATGTTCAGTAAAATACCTTCTCATGTTTCAAACCTTGAAGCGACTGTAATAGTATCGCTCTTTCCGTGATCAACTGTGTCTAAATAACCACTTATCAGCTGTCCAGCTACACGATGCATCCCATAAATTAAAGGAATAGGAGTACCACTATTAACTGTATTCTGTAAACCACCAAACATATCATTCTGTCTAATGTTTTGATCAGTTTCTTTAATTTTTTCACGTTTTGTAAATAGAGAAGTGACTAAAGCTAGTCCTATATTCATACCTAGCGTAGAAGCAAATCCCCCTCCAAAAATACCAGCAGAACCTCCTGCAGCTGCAGCACCTCCAGCACCTCCAGCCGCAAAACCAAATCCACCTGTTGCAATTCCTAATGCTGCTACAGCTAAAAGCG